GGTTGGACGGTTGACGCAATTGTACATATTTTTTCACACATGGAAGAATTAAAATGAAAAGTAAACTAACACCTATCTATAAACTACCGTTTGAGCAAAAATTCAAATGGCATGGTGAAAAGTACATTCAGATTCACAGGACTAAAAAATGTAAAATAGGCATGAAAGTAGCTGTTAGTCGTGATGGGTTCTTATGCGAATGGACTAGGTTTTCAAGTGGTCGATTAGTTAAGCCGGTTATTAAATGCAATATTTAACAGCCTATAGTACAGAATCAACTCATAATGTATGATGTATTTTTTTCTACTATAAAAAGGCCGTGCCGTGAAAGCAGGTAGAAAGCAACATGAGCCAGACGAAGCAACTAGATTAACAGTAAGTTTGCACGCGCAAGTTGGAACACCGCAACTAATAATATCTAAAATATTAGGTATAACACAACCAACACTAAGGAGACATTACAGAGATGAACTGGATTTATCTCTAGCAATTGCTAATGCTGCAATGATGGGTAGTTTATATAATAAAGGTATAAAGGGAAATACATTAGCTGCAATATTTTGGATGAAAACCCGCGCAGGTTGGAGTGAAACCAAAGAGCAAGCAGCAGACGGAGCGCCAGAGCCGTTAAAAGTTGTATTTAATGTATCTGATGCAGTTAAAGAGGTTAAAGTTACAAGGGGCCAATTAAGCGGTGAGTGATTTAATATTAAGCGCTCCGCAAGGAATATTTTTAAACGACTTAAATACTAAGTTTCGATCATACGTTGGCGGCTATGGCAGTGGCAAAACTTTTGTTGGATGCTTGGATTTATTGTTATTCGCTTCAAGACATCCGAGAGTTCCACAGGGTTACTTCGGACCAACATACGGTTCAATTAGAGATATATTTTATCCGACACTAGAAGAGGCCGCATTTTTACTAGGCTTTAAAGTTAAAATAAATGTTTCTAACAAAGAGGCGCACCTTTACAGAAATGGTTTCTTTTATGGCACCATTGTTTGCCGGTCAATGGATAACCCTAATTCAATAATAGGTTTTAAAATTGGTCGCGCCTTAGTTGACGAAATAGATATTTTCACAAAAGACAAAGCAACTTTAGCTTGGCGCAAAATTATAGCCCGATTGCGTTTTAAGGTTGATGGAGTTGTAAACGGTATTGGAGTAACCACAACGCCAGAGGGTTTTTTATTTGTTTACGATACATTTGCCAAAAACCCTACTGAATCATATTCAATGGTTCAAGCCTCAACATATGAAAATGTAAAGTATCTACCCGATGATTACATATCTAGTTTGCTTGAGACTTACCCGGCTAATATTGTCGAAGCGTACGTTGGTGGTAATTTTGTTAACCTAACAAGTGGCAAGGTATATAATAATTACGATAGAATATTAAACGGCACTAACAGAACATGGCAACCAAGCGAGACAATATTGATAGGTATGGATTTTAACGTTGGTAAAATGGCAGCAGTTGCTCACGTAAAAGATAATGGCAACCCTATTGCAGTTGATGAATTTATGAATGTTTACGATACACCTGCAATGATTATACTAATCAAAGAGCGATACCAAAACACTAATATAAGAGTTTATCCAGACAGTAGCGGTGGTAGTAGGCAGACTGTAAACGCAAGCATTAGTGACATCAGTTTATTAGAGGCGGCAGGATTTATGGTTGTCGCAAATCCAAGCAATCCATTCATCAAAGATAGAGTTATGGCAATGAACATGGTTTTTTGCAATAATAGCAAAGAACGTGTATATAAAGTAAACGCTGATAAATGTCCAGAGTATGCGGATTGTTTAGAACAACAAACGTTTGACAACAATGGTAAACCGGACAAAAAAAGCGGCAAAGACCATGCAAACGACGCTGGTGGTTACTTTATTGCATACGAATACCCTATAATCAAGCCCGTGGCTAATTATTCTGTGAACATAGCATACTAAAGGTTTAAAATTATGCCAGTAACACAACCTAGCAAAGAATATACGGACTCAGTTTATAAACGTCGTGTCGTGCGCGATTGTTGCAATGGGTCAGAAGCTATAAAAGCCGCGCGCGATGTCGGCAATATGCAAGATAATTTGCTAGGCAACGAGCCTGGTACTTTATATCTACCAGCACCGAATCCGACAGACAATAGCAACGAAAACCGTATGCGGTACCAAGCATACCGGACTAGAGCCTTATTTGTTAACGTGACCGGACATACATTAGAAGCATTGATTGGTATGATATGCCGTAAAGACCCTGTTATTGAATTACCACCTGCAATAGAGTCTATGAAATACGACGCAAACGGCGAGGGTGAAAGTCTTTACAGTGTTATGAAGCGAACAGTATCAGAAGTGTTAAAAGTCGGTCAGCAAGGCATTTTAACCGACTATCCAGTTACACCGCTAGGATTATCACGCCAACAAACGCAAAACATAAAACCACATCTAAAAAGTTACGCCGCTGAATCAATTATTAACTATAAAACTAAAAGCGTAAACGGTAGTTCAATTTTAGCAATGGTCGTTTTAAAAGAAACAACCGACGTTCAAACTGACGAATTTAGCAGCGAACAGCAAGACCGTTATCGCGTTTTAATGATTAATGACGATGGTATTTATGTCCAAAGGCTATATAACCATGAGGGCGATTTATTAGTTGATAGCATAACAGGTGATGCTGATATAATACCGAGACAATCCACCGGCGCAGCATGGCCTTTTATACCGTTCGCCTTTGTCGGTGCAATGAATAATGATCCGGTCCCGGACAAATCACCACTTTATGACTTGGCAGAAATTAACATTGCGCATTATCGCAACAGTGCAGATTATGAAGAGTCATGTTTTTTAGTTGGTCAGCCGACGCCTGTATTGACCGGGTTAACTCAGTCGTGGGTCAAGGACGTTTTAAAAGGCCAAGTTAGTTTAGGTAGTAGGGCTGCAATTAAGCTACCAGAAAACGGCAATGCCACTTTATTGCAAGCATCCCCTAATCAAATGCCAAGCGAAGGAATGGATCGCAAAGAAAAACAGATGATCGAAATAGGCGCCAAAATTATAACTGATGGTGGCGGTGTCGAAACAGCAGAAGCCGCGCGTATTAGATTTGCTGGTCAAAATAGTAAATTATCTACCATTGTCGGTAACATCATTGAAGCTTACGAAAAGTCGTTAGAGTGGGCCGTTATGTTCGCTGGTGGTGATGAAAATTTTGATATTAAGGTCGAATTAAATACAGAGTTTTATGACAGTAAGCTTGATCCACAATTGCTGATTGCTAAAATTCAATTGCTAGATAGGCAGGTTATATCAATTGCTGATATGAGAAACTATCTACGTAAGACCGGCGATATTGACAGCGACCGAGACGATCAAGATATTGATAACGATATGCGTGAGGTTAATCCGCTTATATGAGCATAGAAAATTCATTCATAAGAAAGCAAATACTCAATCAGCGATTTGTTAGGTCGTTAACTGATACTTACATGATTGAATTAACAAATCTGTTTGAACGTGTTGCTGCTAGAATGGAACGAGAGCCAAACAACGAAAGGTTACGGGCAATACGCGCAGATTTAAGCACTGTTATTGTAAACCGTATGGATGAACTAGGTTTAGAAATTACAGCGGATATGAGGGAGTTTGCTTCGTCAGAATTAGAGTTCACCGCGGATGTAATTAATGCTAATAGTAAAGTACTATTAAGTGTTCCAGATGTGTCAGTAGTTGAACGTGCGCTAACACTATCAGAATTAGATTTACCAGTTGGAGTTCAGTCATTAACAATGGCAATGGCGATCACTGAATTTGCAGAGGCTCAAGCAGGTAACATACGCAGAATCATATCAGATGGTATTTTATTAGGCGATGATATTAGATCCATGAGTCGATCAGTTAGAGCGTTGTCTGAGGGTAGAAGCCGCGCACAGGCCGAAGCGTTAACTAGGACACTTGTTAATCATACTTCAGCGCAAGCGCATAAAGTATTTTTAGAAGAAAATGCAAGCGCTTTTGACGGTGATGAATGGGTTGCTGTGTTAGATAGTCGAACAACATTAATTTGCGGTGGGCGTGATGGTACAGTATACGAAATAGGGAAAGGCCCATATCCACCAGCCCATTGGAATTGCAGATCCTTACGTATTCCAGTATTGAGTAAACAATTTCAAGCGGCAACACAAAAAAGCAATCGCAAAGACTTTGACACTTGGTTAAAAGGTCAAGACGCAGAATTTCAAGACGAGTATTTTAGTCAGTTTGCAAATGGGAAAGAAAAATCAGCGCTATTTAGACGCGGCGGTTTAGACATACAAAGATTTCGAGATGAAACAGGTAAAAACTATTCGTTGGATCAATTGCGCGGTTTATATCCCGTTGCGTTTGATAAAGCGAATTTAACTAAAAAGCCAACAGGCTTAAATTAACAGTGGTCTGTGATCACAAAGGGTAGAAAACAGTGTTTAGATTAAATCAGTTATTACGTGCAGCAAATGAAAATGGCGGGGATGATGGTAGCGGTGCTGGCGGCGGTGGTGATGCAGCGCCGGATTTAGCGACATTACAAGCGCAGATTGTAGATCTTACAAAGCAGAATGATGCAATGCGTAACAAAAATACCGAATTATTAGGCGAAACCAAGAGAGCTAAAGATTTACGACGTGAAGCAGACGCAACTGCAACCCGTGAAGCAGATGAACGCGCACGTAAAGCGGGTGACTTTGAACAGTTACATAAATCAGGTGAAGTAGAACGCGAGCGCTTAAACGGTGAGCTAACAACTTTACGTGGTGGCATTGCTAGTCGTGAAGAAAAAAACAGCGCAATGCGAATAGCCGGATTGATAGCAGACGGTGTTAACGCTGAACTTTTAAGCGACTATATTGCTAAACGCTTGAAATATTCAGACGATAGTATTAAAGTGTTAGACAATAACGGAAGCTTGACAGTGTCAACGCTTCAACAATTACAAGACGAATTTAGTAACGACCCTAGATTTAAGTCTTTGCTAAAAGGCTCACAAGCAAGTGGTGGCAGTGCCTCCGGCGGTGGTACAGGTAGTACAACCGATAAAGTAATGACTCGACTAGAGTTTGACAAGGCTAATCACGGCAAAAAATCCGAGTTTATAAAGTCAGGCGGTAAAGTAGTCGATTAATCCATATTTTACTTTTATGAGGTGCCTATCATGGCCAACACATTAACAAATCTAGTACCCGACATATATAGCGCCCTTGACGTAGTCAGCCGCGAGTTAGTCGGTTTTATCCCATCAGTTACACTTGATTCAGATGTTGAACGTGCGGCCGTTGGTCAAACAGTTCGCTCATTTGTTGCGCCAGCTTCAACAGCAACCAATGTAACGCCAGGTGTTACACCACCAGACGATGGTGATCAAGATATTGGCAACAAGTTTATGACGATCACTAAGTCGCGCCGTGTTCCGGTTCGATATAATGGTGAAGAACAACGCGGTTTAAATAGTGGCCCCGGCTACGCTTCAATTTTACAAAATCAATTCGCGCAAGCAATGCGTACATTGACTAATGAAATGGAGGCCGATCTAGCTTCATTGTACACGACAACTTCGCGTGCATTTGGTACAGCAGGAACTACGCCCTTTGCTTCTGATTTATCAGACACCGCAGAAATCCGTAAGATCTTAGTTGATAACGGCGCTCCGATTAGTGATCTCCAATTAGTTATGAATACAACCGCCGGTGCTAAAATGCGTAGTCTTACACAGCTTACAAAAGCAAATGAAGCAGCCGACAGTACTTTGTTGCGTCAGGGAGTTTTACTAGACATTCACGGTATGGCTATTCGTGAATCAGCACAAACCAAAACGCACGTTAGAGGAACCGCTAACATAAGTTATGTTACCAATGGAACCTTTGCAGTTGGTGGTACTACAATAGCTGTTGATGGTGGTTCAGGCACTATTGTTGCGGGTGATGTCATTGCCTTTGCAGGTGATGCCAACAAATACGTAGTTGATACAGCACTAGCAGGCGGTTCTATTGTTATCGCGCTTCCTGGTCTACGTCAATTGCTTGCAGATGGTGTTGCCGCTACTATTGGCGGTGCTTACTCAGCAAACGCAGCGTTTAGCCGTTCAGCTATTGTTTTGGCCAACCGATTGCCAGCAAGACCGGAAGAAGGCGATCAGGCTGAAGATGTGACTTCAGTTGTTGACCTGCGCTCAGGCATTACGTTTGAAGTTGCACTGTACAAGCAATATCGCCAAGTGCAGTATGAAGTATCAGCGTCGTGGGGTGTAAAGAACTTTAAGACCGAACATACCGCAACATTGCTAGGTTAATTACACCTAACAAACGCTAATTAAAAGCCGCCAATATCGGCGGCTTTTTTCTTAACTATAGGATTGTAACTGCAATGATTTTACCAACTGTTAAAATTAAAACTAAAACCGAGCGCGGTTTTGCTATTATTAATCAAACTGATTTTAAGGCAACAGAACATGAATTATATGAAGAAAAAGCCAAAGCCAAAACCACAAAAGCCAAAACCGCAAAAGCCGCGGTAAAGTAAAAAATTAGTGCTTTATAATTTAGGTGAGAGCTAATGACAATCATAGTAGAAAACGGAACAATCGTAACCGATGCAAACAGTTATGTTAGTGATGCTGAATACGTTGCATATGCTTTACAGAGAAGCTATACAATTGGAGCTGATGCAGATACACGCGAAAACGAATTAATCAAGGCTATGGACTATTTAGAGCAGTATCGCTTTAGATTTAAAGGTCTAAAGGTTAGCGGCGGTCAATCTTTGCAATGGCCTCGTTATGGTGTTTATTTAGATAGCTTTCAGTTAGACAGCAGCTTAATCCCGAAAGAATTAAAGCGCTCACAAATGGAGCTGGCTATTTTGTCTATCTCCTCAGACCTAGCACCGAGCGGCAACTTGGAAAACGTCTCAAGTCAATCGCTTGGTGAATTATCAATAAGCTACTACAGCGGCGGCACTTATAAAAGTTTGCAGCATGACAATGTTGATCAATACCTAGATTGCTTGTTAATTAATAACGGCAACGTAATGTCGGTCAGGGTTTAACATGGCAGTTACCCGCGCAGTATTCAAAACATTAGCAAAAAACTTTACTGATAATGTATTTGCAGATTTTACTAAACAATTCACGATCCAAAATTATGCTGTTCTTCCAGACGGACAAGGCGGCCAAAAAATAACTTGGTCAACGTTTGCAATTGTTAGAGGTTTTGTAAAAGATACTGATGGAATGCAACGTACAAAAGACGGCTATATTAAGAGCGAATACAAAACAAAGTTTAGTTTTGAATATGTCGACGGAGTAACTAATAAAATGCGAATATTATATAAGGACAATATATATAATATTGATAGCAAAATCCCTATACTTGAAGCCGATGTATTTATTAATATAATGGCAAAAGAAGAGGTGGCGACGTAATGGCTAGTGTAAAAATACAAGGCTTGAAGCAAGTCTTAAGAGACATTAGCGACGACGTTAAGGGTTATAACCAAGCGGTTGACCTAGGCGTGTTGGTCACAGCTAATGAAATAAGACGTCATTCTGTATTGAGTATTGATGATCAATCAAACGGTGAACCTCGAAACGCCAGCAAAAGAGACAGCCATATAATAAGCAAAGAAGGCCAAGCACCTAACACTGATTTAGGTGGTTTAGTTGGCAGCATTAAAGTTTCACACATAACAGGTAGCAACGAGGCAATAGTGTTTAGTAATTTAGATTATGCCGCCTACCTTGAATTTATACTTGATCGGCCTTGGTTAGAACCCGCTATGATAGCAAAAGCCGATCAATTAAAACCTAACATTGAATCGCAAATGCTAAAAATACGAGGTCTTAAATGAATGATGTGTTTTTGCAAATATTCAATCGTTTAACCATCGATTTAAACCCGGTGCTGGTATATGACTACATACCACAAGACCTAAAAGACGATGATTACCCGTACACACAAATTGGATCAATTGACACTGTAAACGACGACACAGACAGCGAAACAGGTTTTGAAGCATCGGTTCAGGTTACGAGCTATTCGAGGTACAGAGGTTTAAAAGAAATTAATCAGTTATCAGGTTTTATTTATCAGTCTTTAAACCACTGGCGTATATTGAACACTGCAACACATTCAATTGGTGACATTACACAAATTAGTCAAACGACTATAGTGGCACCCGATGGATTAACACGTATTAGTGTACAATCATTTAGATTGTATTTTGAACCATTGTAAGAAATAATTAATTTAATATTAAAATGAGGATTATACCATGAGTGCAGGCAGAGGTTTATTAAATCGCGATGTGACAATGACAGTCGGATCGGTGACGCTATTAGGCGTCGTGACTAAAGACGTTTCAATTACAAACAGTGCAGTTGAAGTTACGGACGACCAAAGCGGCGGTTTTCGCGAGCTATTAGCAAAAGGCGGTGTTAAAGCGCTTGATTTGTCTATTGGTGGTGACGTCAAAAACTATGAGCTATGTAAAACCATGTTTGAAACGACGCAAATGGTCGAGTGTGTAATCGATTTAGGCGACGGCGCAAGCACAGAAAGTACTCTAACTTTTGATGCTCTATTGTCAGAGTTTAGTTTTGGCGGTTCAGCAAACGATAAAAACGAATTCAGTGCTTCGCTAATGTCTAGCGGTGCAATAGTGTTCTCGGAAGGTACTTAATTTATGTATGGCGGCAGAATTAGAACGACATTAGCTTTACAATACGAGGACGAGATCCGTGATCTTAAAGTTACCTTTGACTTGATAGATCGGGTTCGTTCAAAAGTTCCTTGGGAAAAGTTAGCAATCGATTTATCGAAAGATGAACCCGAGCCTAACTTCTCAATGCTTGCTAAGTTTATTTATTATAACTTAGAGGCCGCCGGTTTTAAGCCTGAGATAGATGTGATTTACGATGAAATTATGGAAGGCGTCGAGAACCAGGCTGGATTTATTGCGGTGGCTTCGCAGATCATAATTGCATATCAGCCGCAGGGTCGCGTTAAAAAAAAGCCAGAAAAAGCGATAACGAAAGCGACGAAACCGACTTAGTAGAAATATTTTACGTTGCTTTAGTAGTTCGTTTAAAAGCGGTTAGTGTCTCTGATTTTTGGAATCTATCACCCGGAGAGGCGGCCTTAATTCTTGACGATGCTATGACTACACAAATCGAGCAGGAAAAACAACGCGGTGGCATGAATGACGATATCCGCGACAGATTAGATAGTCGTCGCGCTAAATTACGAGCTAAAGGGATAGACGTCCAATGAGTACTAAAGGCAAAATTTCTGTAACAGTCACAGCAAACGCGGTCAAGTTTAACCGCACGATGAAAGACGTTAGGAAAGATTTAAAAACCACAGGCGCAAGCATTAAAGCGTTTGGCGGTCAGATTGCCGCTGTATCAAAAGGTATTGCGGGTTTCGCATTGGCAGGCGCTGCGTTTGCCGCTGGCGGTGCTGTGATAGTCAAGTCAAGCCTAAGCGCTATCAAAGAATTAAAAACCTTATCAACCGCCGCAGGTTTAACCGTAGCAGAATTACAGCGCGGTGCTTTTGCTGCTAGGCAAGCAGGTATTGAACAAGATAAATACGCGGATATTTTAAAAGACGTAAACGATAAGGTCGGGGATTTTTTAGTTACTGGCGCTGGTCCTATGGTTGATTTTTTTGAAAAGATAGCCCCAAAAGTAGGCATTACAGCCGATGCATTTAAAGGTTTAAACTCACAAGAAGCGTTAGGATTATATGTAAAATCCTTAGAAGAGGCTAACGTAAACCAACAAGAAATGACTTTCTTTATGGAAGCCATCGCGAGCGATTCTACTCTATTACTTCCATTGCTTACAGAAAACGGTAAAGCTATGAAAGAATATGCGGCACAGGCCGAGGCGTTAGGTATAGGATTATCTGAGATTGATGTAGCCAAAGCAATCGAGGCAGAGGAAAAACTAGCAACGTTAGGAACGGTAATTAGTGGAAAAGTTAACGTTGCTGTCGTTGAATTGTCTGATTTTATTGTGGTTGCAACGGACGAAATGATTAACTTTGTTGCAGAATCTGGCGGCATACGTGCTGTAATTTTACCGGCCTTACGTAGTTTAGTAGTTGCGTTTGGCTATGTTGCGGATGTGTTTAATGGTTTAAAGGTAAGGTTTCAAATTGTAAAAGTTTTAGCGTTAGGTTTTATTGCGTTAGTGACAACAGCATTTGAAGGGTTTTTCACGGGCGCCGTAACAGGTTTAAACGCCTTTACGTCACAGTTTGCAAAAGAGTTTAGGATCATAGGTGATCTAATTAGGCCGTTAAGCGATGAAGCTGCAAATATGTTTGACGGCATGGCTAAGTCTATCGGATCCGCACAGTTAAAAGTACCTAAATTAATACAGGATATAGGGGCCAGTCAGCGCGAGGCGTTAGCGGGTGCAGCAGTTGAGCTATCAGAAATGGCATTAGCCGCGACACCGTTGCAACGCTATACAGCGGCATTTGACGCCATAGTCGCAAAGAGTGACGAAGCAACAGCTAAAATGAAAGCAAACATTGAAGACGAGCGCATAGCCCGAGAAAAGGCGGGTGATGTCACAAGTAAACCCGAAGAAGTAGATCTTTCTGATTTTGACATCAACGACTTTAGAAAAAATACAGATCTTATGATAGCCAGCTTTGAAGGTCGCTATCATCTAATCGAAGAGAAGGATCTGGAACACGTCAAGAAAATGCAGGATCAGTTAGTTGCTGCGAAAGATGCTGGGCTTGTAACAACACAACAATTTAATAAAACGTTTGAGGATTTAAGCAAGCCGAGAAAGTTAGCAAACTTTGATTTTGATGCGTTCAGAGAAGAAACGGCAACTATTATTTCATCAGTAAACGGTCGGTATGACTTATTGACAGAAGCTCAGTTAATAAAGCTAAGAGAGCAGCAGGAATTATTAGCGGCGGCAAAGACTCAGGAATTGGTTACAGACGATCAAGCGACTACGGCTGGCAGTGAATTGGACACAGCAATAGAGGGCAGTGATTTAATTAAGTATCAAGAAGAATCAATTGGGTTGATTGGAGCAATGGGTTTGCGTCTACAGTCACAGGAAGAAATGCAAATTGCAGCAGACGCTAGAGAGTTAGCACAACTTAATACCCAGCTAGAAAATAAAAAAATATCGGTTGCTGATTATGAAGAAAAAACCGCCGAGATTGAACGTCGAAGTAATGAAGCGAAAAGACAAAACACAAAAAAGAATTTAGAAATTGGCTTTCAATTATTAGCACAAAACAGTTCCAAGGTTGGAAAGCTAATGGAAAGCATCGCAATATACCAAGCGGTCATAAAAGGAAAGCAAGCGGCGGTTGATGCGTGGCAAGCTGGTATGAGTACAGGCGGCCTATTTGCGCCAGTTGTCGCGGCGGCATATGCAGCAGCCAGTATCGCGCGAACGGGTGCTATGATAAACAGCATTAAGTCAGGAGCTAAAAGCGCTGGCGGTGGTGGCAGCACACCAAGCACACCAGCCGGTGGTAGTGGTGGCAATACTGGCGGCGGTCAAATGCAAGCGCAACAACCAAGTCGTGTTTTTAATGTCGATTTTGCCGGCGGTTCGTCGACAAGTACCGAACAAACTAGAAACCTGTTAGAATTAATTAATGAGCAAGCCGGCGACAACGTCGAGATAAATTTGAGGGGTGCATAATAATGACCAATAAGATTGACCAAGTAACGCCAACAGAACCTAAAAACCTCGACGAGTTAGCCGACGCCGGACCGATAGCGCCGATAAATTTAACCGGAGAGACTGCGGTTAAGCCAGGCAATCCAGTTGATTTAACCGAAGAGACTGAGGTCACGCCGGGCAACCCTGTTAATTTGACAGAAGAGGGTATTTCAGAGCCTATCGCACCTAGAACAACAAATGCAGAGTCAGCGCTCGCACCGGGCAACCCCATTAATTTGACAGAAGAGTCAATATCAGAACCAATTGCACCTAGAACAATAACAGGCGAGTCTGCTTTAGCACCCGGCAACCCTGTAAATATAACCGAGGAAGCTTTATCCAAGCCCATAGCACCTGTAACTATGACGAGAGTCGATGCCGTTCCACCAGCTAGAACAGGCGGCGATGTTGTTAATTTAGATTTTTGTAACGAGTCTTACAACGTCGATTTTGATTACAGCCGCGCAAGTTCAGGAACTTATATTGATCGAAACAAAAACCAATTTAACCAATACGATTATTTATTGAAAAATGATTTTGTTGGTGATGTAACAAACTTAGCTTTGTATAGCGAGCAGTTAACACAATCGCCAAATGGAAATGTTGCGGGGCTTGTGACTACATTAGCGCCAGAAAAATACAAAGGCTCAAATGTTTTTAAACTGCTAGATAATGTCGACAATGATAGCTCACTAGCTCAAGCCGTTACTATATCTAACGATTCATTGGAAAGAACTTTTGCTATTTCAATAAAGAAATCAACTGATGCAACAAATTACGCGGGAATAAGAGTTGATACAACCGGCGGCACTGGTATTGTTGTTACGGTAGTTTTTAATCCGTTTACAGGTGTTATCACTTATCAAGACGGTACATTGATTACAAGCTCAATTGTTTTTGATGAGGGTTATTGGCGTGTGAGTTTAAGTTATTTAAATAACTCAACAGGAAATACGACCGCAACAATAAGAGTTTATCCGGCTTACAATACAACAGGTTCAAGCACTAGAACAAATGCAACAACGGGCAGCGCTTTAGCCGCAGCAGTTACACAAGCATTCACAGCAAGTCCGCGCATAGAATACGATGCAGCAACAGGTGAGTGTCTAGGATATTTGGCAGAGGGGCCTAGTACTAATTTGGCTTTATATTCAGAGCAGTTTGATAATGCGTATTGGAATAAAGGTGGATGCTCAATATCTGCTAATAATTCAATAGCGCCAGATGGGACTAAATCAGCAGATAAATTATTAGAAACAACCAGTAATACTCAGCATTCGGTTTATAAAGGCTTAACTGTAACCCCAGGAGTTTTTACAAGAAGTTTCTATGTAAAAGCGGCAGAAAGAACATTTTGCATAATACGTCAGTTTGACGGTGAAACAAATAAAGGCGCTTATTTTAATTTACAAACAGGAGTTATTGGAACAGTTAGCGCAGGCTTAACAGCAAACATTGAAAGCGCAGGTAATGGCTGGTTTAGATGCTCAGTTACTTATACAACAGCCGAAACC